GCCCAAGACAAACAAGGTATGGAAGATATTGTTAATGGCATTGATGTGCATCAATACACTGCAAACATTATTGGTTGTTCTAGGCAAGAAGCAAAGCCACATACATTTAAACCTTTGTATGGTGGTAAGTCTGGCACAGAGAATGAAAGAAAATATTACAAAGCATTTTTAAATAAGTATAAAGATATATCTAAATGGCATACTGAATTAGAGAACAAAGCAATAAAAACAAAGATGGTTACTCTTCCCACTGGGAGACAATATTGTTTTCCATACATAAGAAGAATGTCTTGGGGAGCATCTAACTATCCAACACAAGTAAAGAATTATCCAGTGCAAGGATTTGCAACAGCAGATGTTGTACCTCTTGCGTGTATAAATATACATAAACTGATGAAAGAACACAGGTGTAAAAGCCTAATAATAAACACTGTTCACGACTCGATAGTAGTCGATGTGTACCCGACTGAAGTAGAAGTTCTAAGTAAAATACTAAAACAAGGATGTCTTGATGTTAAGCAGGAACTAAAGTCTAGATACGATATAGATTTTAATGTACCTCTTGATGTAGACGTAAAGATGGGAATAGATTGGCTTAATTTAGAAGAAATACATTGACAAGTTCTTTTAATAATCTAATCTTAAATTTTTAATGTTACCTTAAAGGAGGTATTTTATGAATGAATTATCAAACATAGACAGTATGTCTAATGCTGATATTATGGCGGCCATTGGTCAGTCAAAAGGCACTAACCTTCCCCTTCTTCCCAAGCTATCTATTAATAGAGAAGCTACAGATGATGAGGGAAACCAACTCCCAGTGGGAGTATTTAGAACTTACGATACTGTAAGTGAGCAAAGCGTATTTGGAAAGCCAGTTAAGATAAGGCCTTTTATTAATGCGTTTCAATGGATGAAGTACGATGAAGAAGCTCAAGCATATTCTAATCGCTCTATAATCTTTACTGATTGGGATGCCCACCAGTATGATATACAAGGCACAGAAAAATGTGGTAGAGTCAATAGAAAAGAGTGGGACAATCTTACCCCAGATAAATTAGTAGAACAAAAAAAGGTTAGAGCATATCGCCTAGTCTATGGTCTACTAACTATGAAAGGTAAGACAGCATCTAAAGATGATGTAACTCTTGAGGATTATCCTGTTCTTTATCGTGTCTCTGGATTAAATTACAATCCCATTGGACTTGCTATTGAGAGTCTTGGTAGACAGAATAAGATTATGTTTAGACATAATATATCTTTAGATACTGAAAGAAAAAAGACAGGCTCTAATGTTTTCTATGTAGCTAAGACATCTATTGAAAATGCACAGATTGATTTTTCTGCAAAGGATAATCAGACTATGGATATATTCAAAGCTGTTATGGAAAAAGAAAATGCTAGTGTAATGGATAGTTACAACGAGGCTATCAAAAGTAAAACTAATACCCAAGATATTGCAGACGCAAAAATCTTAGAAAAGGTATCAGCATAACATGTCCAATGTAGTTGAAACACTACAGAACTTTTTGGCACAGGCTTGTAAAGAGCCTGTGTCTGTATCATCAGAAATTATTGATGAGTTTGGAGAGTTGTGTAAAGAAGCATTTAAGAAACAATTTACACAAGAGAGGGAAAAGAAATTTAGAATTAGAATGTCCAACATAGGTAGGCCCATATGTCAATTGCAAATGGAAAAAGAAAACAAGGGTGCTGACATTGAAGAGCAACCTTATAATTCTAAGCTAAGAAATATGTTTGGAGATATTATAGAAGCAATAACTTACGCTATGATGAAAGCCTCAAATGTAGATGTAAAAAATTATCAGAAGAAAGTTAAATACAAAATACACGATGAGTTAGAAATGTCTGGAAGTATTGATGTAGAAATAGATGGTAAAGTTTATGATATTAAATCTGCTAGTCCTTTTTCTTATGATAAAAAATTTGGAAAAGATGGTGGAGGATTTACTAAAGTTGCAGAAGACGATGTGTTTGGGTACTTATCCCAGGGGTATTTGTATGCAGAGTCTCTTAACAAACCTTTTGGTGGATGGATTGTAATTAACAAATCCACAGGAGAGATACAACTTACTGCTCCTCCCACTGATGATAGACAATACAAAGAACAAGCAATAGGTTTAGCTAAACGCAATGCTGAACATATACTTACTGGTAAAGAGTTTAAGAGATGCTTTACTGATGAAGAAGAAACATTTAGGCAAGTAAAAACTGGTAACAGAAAACTTGGAACTATCTGTTCTTTTTGTTCGTACAAGAAACCTTGTTGGGGTGACAAGATAGAGTTCCTACCACAGCAACAATCAAAGGCCCGTAATCCGAGATGGTTTTGGTATACGGAAGTTAATCAACCTAGAGAGGATAACAATGTCGGATGATAAGGCCAATGGCAAAGATAAATATAATTTTGGGGAAGGTATAACTATAGTTATATCTCCTCAGTCCCCTAGCACATTTGCTTGTGGTATAGACAAAGGTTACGAAGACGATACAGCAGAGAAGACTGCAGTAAAGACGATAGCATTAGGCCTTTGTGAATTAGCATTACATCAACCAGATATGGTGTTTGAAGTAGGGTTAAAAGTTAGGTCACAGATGGAAGCAAACCTTTATGATGCTGACATAGATGAAAATAACAACATAGTGGATATAGAAGAATGGCTAAAAAAATTCAAAAAACCAACCCTAAATTAAACAACAACAATAAGTTTGACCTTGATTTAAAGTATGGACAGATGCGTGAGAAACAAGTCCACAATATGTTTTATAATAAGAAGATTGAAGTTAAAACAGAACGAGACTGGTGGGCTAAGACAGGTAACATAGCTATTGAAGTAGCATGTAATGGTAAACCCAGTGGGATTAGCGTTACTAAATGTGACTACTGGATACATGTACTAGCCATTGGTAAAAAAGATTACTGTAAATTAGTATTTCCTATTGACAGAATAAAAAAATTAACTAAGAAATATAAAGATAAATCAAGAATGTTAGGGGATAGGCGTGCATCTAAATGCATCCTAATACCACTAAAAGAATTATTTAATAAGGAGAATATAGCTTAATGAAAAGCGTAGATATTTTAAAGAAAGCAGTTAGTTATGTAGGAGATAGCAGAGAAAAAGAGTATGGTAATAAATTAAAGAACCATGACAACATCGCAAAATTGTGGTCTGCCTACAAAGACATAGAGTTTACAGCTAGAGATGTAGCTGTAATGATGGCCTTACTTAAAGTTGCTCGAACAAAGCAAGGTAAAGTATCAGAGGATACCTTTATAGATGGGGCCGCATACATGGCAATAGCAGGAGATATACACGATGAACTTCATAATAAATAGAGAACAAGTTGAGAAACTTATAAACTACCTATTTACCAGACCTTATAAAGAAGTGTTTGGTCTAATAGAAATGTTATCTAAAAATCTAAAAACTTTGGATGATAATATCAATCCAGACTTTGTTAAGAAAAATGACGACCCTTCCAAAAAAAAATAGTTCCACTCTAATTAACCTCGAAGTGAAGTTAAATAAAGATGGAACTATTAGTTTTGATTATGATTATGTTAGCCCAGATACTTTTGTGTCTGAGGTTAACAGAGTCAACCCAGACTTTCCTCACACCCACACAATAGCGGCTATGATTAGAAATACTGTTACTGAACTAGATTATATTGGTAGTGAGATGAGAAAACTATTAAGGTCTATCTAGATTCGTATGGGTCTACATAGAAATAATGTTCTCCGTATTTTTTACCACCAGACTTTGAATCTTGGTTAAAATACAAAGCACCCCCAGTATTATCTTTTACTTTACCTGTTAATAAATCCCTAGCTATGTTAAGGGCTTTTACATATTTCTCTTCATGAGTTTTTCTAGGGTTATTAAATCTATCTTCAAACTCTGTAACCCCTAAGAAGTCTCCACTTCTAATTAATTTTTCTATTCTGGTTTCTCCTTTTCCAATACTAAACCCTGTTTTTTTATTTGCTCTGTTAACTACAACACTTGCCATAGCTAACATCTCCTCTTCGTTTAAATCCTTATCCCCTGCTTCAGTGACAATCATTTTAGCAATTAAGTCTGCATCATACATAAACTTAATTTCATCTGGTTTTTCTTTTCTCACTACATTTATACTCCCAGTGGGAACATCTATTTGTTTATCTTCTTTGACTGGTATAGCAGGAGTAACTTTTAATTCTGGAACTTGTATTACTTCTAAAGGTTCTTCTTCCTTTGGTTTAGGACTAAAAAAATCTTTTACCCTATCAAAGAAACTTTCATCATCTTGATTGCCTGTCCGTTTACCTAAAGCGTAGGCTTTTGAGTCTGCATCAGTGTCTTCAAATCCTTTTCCTAATACTACAGTTTCTCCTAGTATTTCTTTGGTCTGCTCATTTAATTGTTGTCCTACATTTGTACTCATATTTTTTTTATTTAGCTCTTTAGTTGCTATTTCTTCTATTTGATTTATCCACTTATCTACTATGTTTGAATTATTTTTATCTCTTAAATCTACTTTATATATAGACTTAGTTTTTGCCCAAGTTATCTCTTCTAAATTAGGATGATATGCCATAGTCATTTTTGCCATTATCAATTCTTCTTTGTAATCGTCAATATTATTTTTTTCTTTCCAATTTAAAAGAGCAGAATTTGTAGCTAAAGCTCTATGCATAAACTCATGCATTAAAGTTGTGTCTTCATGCTCTTTATCAAATATATCTCTTACGGACACAGCACCAGATAACTTACCCAATTCTCCTTCATTAGTAGGTACTCCAAATTTTACTCTATCTCCTAGCTTCATGTCATGAGGGATAAACACAAAATCTTTTTCTGGTATTTCGTTGTTTTTTACAGCAGTGGCAATCTCATTATACATATTTTTTATAGAGGGTTGGGTGCTGTTATCTGCCCTGTTTTGTATTTCTTTTAAAGTGCTCTTTGGATTAAAGTACACCCCCGAAAAATTATAGTTTTCTTTATCTGATAATTGATTTTTTTGTGTATATATTTTATCTTTATCAAATCCCAATTTAAATACTGGGTTACTAGTTAAAGGTGTGCTATTTATTTCTACCATTTATAATTATTTTTTAACTAAGCTACCACCAAAGTATAGCCCTATAATAGCTGACATTAGATGAGTATCCAGAGGTGTAATTACTACACCAAAGAACTCTTTATCCATAGTTATTTCTTTTTGTTCTACTAAGAATAAAAATCCTCTAGAAAATTCTGTCCAAGTTAAATACACACTTGTATCAAAAAACACAGGTGCTAATTTAGGCCAAGCAATAATAAAAAATACAGCAGTTAAAGCTATAATTCTTCTAGTAAATTGAAAACCTTTGTTCTCATATGTTCTAGCTTTATCAATGTGTTTCATTTGATTATCAGCCCTAGCTAATAACATTTTTTGCTCGTCTTGTTTTGCTTTAATGCTCTGTGACCAGATGGACATAACGCCACCTAAGACACTAGAGCCTAGCATTGTAATCATTTCTACTGGTAACCCACCTAACATCTATTTCTCCTTATACTATGTAACTAAATATAATTACAATTAAAATGGCGGCTAGAACACTAACAGCTATCTTGCCATTTCTACTTAGTCCACTCCATATTGATTTTAATTTACTCATACTTCCTCCTAGTTATCTAATTTCTTACTTATGTTTTTTAATTCTGCTTCTATAACTGCAATCCGAACTTCAATTTTTGTAAACATAACTAGAGCTTCTTCCATTCTATTCATGTCTTGTTCCATTGCAGATATTCTTTGCGAAGTCATACCCCATGTAACTCCAAGAGCTAGGACAACCCCAACAAACCATACTGTGTCTTTCATATTCATTAATATAAATCCTCCTCTTTTACATCTAAAGGTACTTTTTCTTTTTCATTTCTTAATTCATTTATATCAATGTTATCTAATATAAATTTTAATTCTTCTTTTTTTAATTTTCTATTAGGCCCCATTACATTTCCTTTTGTTACGTTATCTAATAAGTCCCTATCCATGTTTTTCATTCTAGTTTTAATAGAGCGTACAACCTGTGATTCTGAGTATCCTAAATCTTTTGCTAATTCAAATACCCAAGGTGCTAATGCTACATCTGGGGGTAGTCTTCTTATCTCACTGACAGCGTAGTCCATGAGATTGTCATAGGTAAATTCTCTTCCTCTATTTAATTGATTTAGTTGCCAAGTAATCTTTAGTATCTTTGCCTCTTTCAAACTATAGGATGATAAATATCTTGCATACCAATCAAACAAATCTCTTTTTAATCTTGCCTGTCCTTTACTGACAAACATAGGATTATCTCCTTGAAAAAATTGTTCTAATGGCCCGTGAAATAATTTAGGGGTAAATGCTTTGTATGCGTCTAGCATCTCTCCTTTTGTTGGAGGAACTAGTAAGGGTACGGTTGAGCTTTCATCTCCAAACGCATTTTTTATTTTGCCAACTCCAGATTGTACACCTTTTGATAGCATGTATCTAAACAAAATATCAAACGCACCATTAGCCATTTTAGTTGTTTGCTCCCACCC